ATCGGCCAGCCCGAGGAGCCCGGTGGCCCAGGCGCGGAGGTCGGCAGGGAGGCCCGCCAGTTCGGGGGCCAGGATCAGTTCGTTACCCATTGTTGTTTTCTCCGGTGATGTAGGATTCAAAAACGGCGGCGTTCTCCACCAACTGCTTGGCGGTCTTGGCCGGGAAATAGCGCATCGCCATGTCGAGAGCGATTTGCCGGGTGGTACGGGCCACGGGGTCCGGGGTGAACACCATCTGCCCCGGATAGGGGTCTTTCTCCATCGTCACGATCTCCTGATATTGACTTTAACCATACTCTCCACGGCAACCCCCGGCACGGCATAGCCCGAGGCTTCCATGAACTCTTTGACCCCCGCCTTGGCGACACGGATGTCCAGCAGCGGGCAAGCCATGACCTTCTGCACCACCAGATCGACCGGGGTCTTGGTGGTGACCGCCACGTCGGCCAGGGCCACACGGAGGAACTCTTCCTTGTTATCCATGCGGGTGGACAGCGTGGTGGATTTATAGGCAGTCCCGGCGCTGGTTTTGTAGCTGTCAACGCCGTCCTGGGTGAGGCTGGCCAGCAGATAGGCTTCGATGCGCTCCATCTGGCTGTTCAGCGGGGCCAGCTCGGCGGCGTGGCGCTCGGAGACTTCCTTGATCTCGTCGCGCAACTGGACGTATTTGCCGATGATCACGTCCTTGGTGGGGGCTTGGGTCATTTGTTCGTCTCCACGATCTGTAGCACTGCGCCCTGGAGGCTTTCCTTCTCCGCGAGGCGCCGGTAAATTTCCTTCTCCACCGGGGTCGATGCCAGATGCACGATGAGCATCTTGTTGACCTGCCCCGGACGGTTGATCCTGGCGTTGGCCTGCAGATAGATCTCCAGGCTGTCGATAGGACCGAACCAGACGATGCACGATGCGGCGGTGAGTGTCAGACCGTGCGCCATGGCGCGGGGATCTGCAACGATAATCCGGGGGCTGGCGGTTTGTTGGAAGGCCCCGAAGATCCGGGACCGCTCCTTCTGACTGACAGCCCCCGTGATCACCTCCGTTTCATGCTCCTTGGAAAGATGACGGTAGAGCATGTGGACGACGCTCGTCAAGGGGGCAAAAACGATTACTTTCTCAGAAACCGTATCTAGTACCTGCTCCAGTTCGTCCAGCTTTGGCCCAGCATCAAGATGATGTATCTCATGGTCGGGTCCGTACAGGGCGCCACACGATATCTGGATCAGCTTGTTGCGCAGCACCGCCTCGTTGACGGCGTCGATGACGGTGCCGTCCCGCATGGTCAGCGACAGGGCCTCCTTCATATCCTCGTAAGCCTTCTTCTGCTTGTCGGATAGACGGGACTGCCGGGTCTCGTACATGACCGACGGCAGGTCGATGCAGTCGTCGCGGTTGAAGCGGACGGAGGGCTGCAAGGTGGTTGCCACCGTGTGCGCCGCGTCGGACCTGGGCAGCCACTTGAACTGGCTGACGCGGACCATGGTCCGGTCCCGGAACGCGAACTGACTTAGCGGGGTGGCGTCGATCAGCTTGGCGATCCCCCAGGCGTCGGTGGGACTGTTGGCGGCAGGGGTACCGGTCAGCAGCCATGCGCGGGGCTTGGCCTGCAAGATGCGCCGCAAGTAGCGATACCGCTGGGTGCCCGAGTGCTTGAACGCCGATGCCTCGTCCACGATGACAAGGTCGATGTCCTTGCGGGCGATCAGGGCGTCCGCGATGCCCCGCACCGAGACGCCATCATGGTTGAGGATGTAAAAGTCCGCGTCCTTGGCGAGGTTATCCAGGCGCTTGCCGACGGACCCATGCAGGATGGAGCTGCTGCGCTCGGACAGCCAGTTGACGTGGACCTCCTTGGCCCAGACATCGTCCATGGTGGACAGGGTGCAGATGACCAGCACCTTCCGCACCAGTCCCAGGCGCATCAGGTAGTCGGCGGTCCAGAGGCAGGACAAGGTCTTGCCGGTGCCCATGTCGGAGAGATTGAAATGTTTGGGATGCAGGGCGGCGAAACCGCTCATCACCCGCTGGTGATCAAAGGGGCGGATGCCGGGGCGGGCCGGCCAGCCGTACTCCACCAGCATCGGGTTGACGACGGGCAAGCCCAGTTTGTTGCACATCTCCATGGTGCCATGTCGCACCGGCACCGCCACCCGACTGGCGTCGAGCTGCTTGGCGGCGGGGACGCATAGGGTCACCTGCTCCGGGTGGCGCAAGGTATAAACGACGGCCTTGTGGGCCTCACTGAAATACATACCGGATATCCTCCACGGACGTGGCCAGGAACCACAGCCCCCCGGCCATCTGGATGGCCTTGCCGACCTTTTCCTGCCAGGGTGTCAGCTTGCCGCCCTCGGCGCGCTTGGCCTCAATGGCGAAGAAGCGCCCCCGGTAGCAGCCGACGAAATCAGGGATGCCGCGGGGGCCATAGCCCATCGGTACCGGCATGAAGAACCAACAGTTCTCGACCCCGGTGAGGTGGGCCTTGATGTCGCGCTTGACGATGCCCTCGGGGGTCATGGCTTCCTCGGGTTCAAGGGGCAGGTCAGGGCATCGCACCAGCCGCACAGCGGGCCGGGGCGGCGGGGGAAGGCGTTGGCCTCAATGGCCCGCTCAATCTCCATGACCGGCTTGAGGATGCCCGCCAGCAGGCGCGGCAGGTCGTCCCTCTGGAAGGTGCGCACCACCCCCGGCTTCCCGGTCTTGACCCACAGATTGCAGGTGGTGATCGCCTGCACCTGGGGCCAATGGACGAAGCCAAAAAGGGCGAAGATCTCCAACTGCAGGGGCTTCTCGCGGGTCTTGCCAGTCTTCCAGTCCCCCAGCCACGCGGACTGCTCCCCGATGATGCCGACATCGATGATGCCCCGCCCCCATGCAAAATCGTCCCAGAACCCGCATGGGTGCAGTCCCTCGGTGATCCCTAGATGCTTCTCGGTGACCAGCTCCTTGCCCCGCGCCGCCGCCAGGATCGAGGTCTGCATCGGCGAGGTCGGGCGGCGCTCCCGCACTGCAGTGTCATATTGCTCATGCAGCGCTATGCCTGCCTCGGCCTCGGGTCCGCGGGGAAGTTTCGCCATGTCCTTCCAGACATACTTGTGGGCGTACTGCTCGGGGCAGACGTTCCACGTCTCAATCGCTGAGTAGGACCAAGTCATTCCTCACCCCCCGGCGCTGCCGACTTAAGGTAGTAATAATCGTTTCGATCGTAACGCGAACACGCGCCACAGACGCCATGATGTCCTATATTTTGGCATCCGGCGCATAAGTCCCCAGACGGCTTGCCAATAGCGTGTCGGGCAATATCAATGATATCTGGCGGGCAAGTCCCAACGCACAGTGCGATACGAACTAAGGCTCCGTGCATCTCTTGCACTTTGCTTTCCTGTTCCAGCCTCCACCCGGCGGCGGCGAGGCGTTCTATCAAATCGTCGGCGTCTCCAAACTCGATGGCGGGGCTTCCCCACTGCGAATCAAGCGCATCATTCAGCGCCGTCAGCAGTTCAGCGTGGTTCATTTGTCACCTCCCGGCGCTGCGGCATCCTTTTGCCACCGTTCAACCGCGCATTCCCGGCACGACTGCGCCCGCTTGTCTGAGATATGCTGCTTCTTGCAGATATAGCAGTGGCAATAGTAGTCGCCGGGAGCATAGCCGTAGCTGTGCAGATCGGCGTATGTTGGTATTGCCTCCGCGTCCTCGGCCATCACCCGTTCGAACGCGGCAATAGCGTGATCCAGTGCAGTAAGACGCGCACCGTCAACAGAGCCTCTGGTGTACACTTGACAAGCCGCCTCGATAGCGCGGCGCTTCAATGTGTCAGTCATGGATCTCTCCATCGTAAAAGATTTCATCCAGGGGGTTTCCGCATTGCGGACAGAAGTTGAAGCTATTGTCTCTCGGGCCACCATCGTTGAAGGTGAATGATAGGCCACAGGTTCCGACCCACATGCCCTCTTCGTCCTCGGACCAAGTGCAGTTGTGTTCGTAAGTTGGTGCGGTCATTCCTCACCTCCCTCCCACAGGGCATTTCTGGCGACATTACCGCTGTCGTCGGCGCTCCCAGGGTGCATCACGGAAATCTCCGTCAGCGCGGCCCTCAACCTCTCAACATCACTCCGCAGACCCATGATTTCCTTATCGTCGGCAAGGCTCTGCTCCTCCACGTTTTCGGACAGCCGCTCAAAGTCGGCCCGAAGGCGTTCATTGTCTGCGAGGAGCTGGGCGGTCTTAGTGATGTAATAGTCGATATCGGTCATTCCTGTTCTCCCTGCTCTGCCATATATGCAGCCCCGCAGAACGGGCAGAAAGTTGGAATAGGGAGCGGGGGTTTCTTGCCTCTGGCGGCGATCTTCGACACCATAATTGTTGGGTAGATTCTCCCCGTGGTTAAAACCGTCAGATCAAGACGCCCATTCCGTGGAGACAGCAGTTTGTTCAGTTCGTCTATACAGTCACAGGTTTTGGTCATCTTTTGACTCCTAGCCAAGCCAAGATAGCGTACTTGATCAATAGATAAGCAATCCGAAAAGCAATTTTTGGCGTTACCGACAGCCACTTTATATTTTCAAAGAACACCATTGTGACTTGGTTATCGGTAGTGACCCGAACATGAACACATGCCTCATCTTTGGGACAAGTATACATAACGTCCTGGTCGCTTGGACCATAGGCATATGGAAATAGTTTGTCTCTCATGACTCACCTCCCGGCGCTGCCTTAAGCCCAATCTCAACAAGGTCTTTCTCACCAACCACCTTGCAGCGGTGGAGTCTGAATTTCCCGTCCGAAGCGGTCGGAATGCAGGCGATGTCCTTCGCGGTGAACTCCACCACCAGGATTCTCCATCCTTCACACCATTCCGTCGCGCACCAATCCAGCGTGGCGACATTGACACCAGCAGCGCAAAGGTTTGTGACATCGGTATTTGCGTGCTTGACGGAAACCGTCTCGCCGATTTCGTAGTGCAGCTTTTCGCATGACTGCATCGGGCTATCGCCAGTGGCAGAGACCAGCTTATAGGCGCGAATCTTGCCTGGTTGGTCGTAGAGCATCAGCAGCGGCTGAACGCGTAGGGGAAGGAGGCCATTGTCCCCAGACAGGTTGGCCCTGGACAGGTTGGTCCTGGACAAGTTGGCCCCGGACAGGTCGGCCCCGTATAGGTTGGCCCCAGACAGGTTGGCCCTGGACAGGTCGGCCCCGTATAGGTTGG